CTCCCATTAAATCTTGAGTCAAAAGCGTGACTCCCGCTTAGGTCGTATAGTAGGGCGCGCCTTGGAATCGCATAAATGTGAAATCCTCAGCTGCCGCTGTCTCAAAATCGACGACCGTGTCGGGAAGAGTGTCTGGTGCATCAAACTCAAAATCATAGAGTTTGTTCCACTCAGTCAGCATCTCCCCAGAGTTGTTAGTGCCTACCATATCATCAGCAAAAGAAAACCAGAATAGGTTATCAGAGTAAAAAGGCACTTCGAACTCTAGTCCCGCATTCGATGCGGGAGCAAAGGTGACGGTTCCGTTAATCGTTGCACGCACAGGTGTCGTCAATACAGTAACACTAGAAGTGTCAGTTGACGTGGTTATATAATTCCTCGCTTTAACCTGATGGTATCGGCGAGTAGCAAAATCTCCCAATATGTGTGCACGTTTGCGAATACCTCCACGCGCGGCGACAAATGCATACCTGAGATAGGTGAACATGTCGACCGGAAGTGTTGGTGCTGTTGCTCCAAAGGGAAGGAGATTGGGTGGGAAAACCCGCTCTCGAATTCGGATGGATTGGTTCGTGAGCGCAGCACCGGCGATAGAGTGTGTTGAACTGACAGCGAATCGCTTACACAAGGCTCGAAATGAAATAGGCTCCTCTCCATAATGATATTCAGAAGCCGCACTCAAATCGGCACTCCTCTTGAAAAGAGGAACGCACGAGACATCTTGATTCACCGAAACACCAATATCACCTGATTCAGTACGAAGCTGTCGTGCTGATGGCATGCCTCTATCTGAGAGAAAGTTCACTCTCAAATTTTCCGCACGAACATAAACATTGACAGGTATCGTTGAATCATCAGGAGACTGAAGTGATGTAAAAGGGGCCACAAAAATGCAGCCGTTCGTTCTCTCCGGTCTACTAGTTCTCATAGATGGTCCATAATCTTCAAGGCGCGAAGCTGAATTTTCAGTCACGCACCACTGTCTTGGGCGAGCCCATGGAACGCAAAACTCAAAAACTTGTGTCTCCTGTAAGTCCACGACCAGCATGTTTTGTCTGTTCATCTGCAAATTGGCCTCAATGAGAGGCGTCTGTGCTATATTCGGTTCGTACCATACGGCAATCTTGCCGCGGTGGAACGCAGATGTAACAAACTCTAAACGGAAAACAATTTCTCCGCTCCATGCTGAAAATGGATACGTGGCGAAAGCCATCGCCGTTGGTTGCCTCCATATATCTCCAGACGCGGAAATCGTGTCTAGAGTAGGAGCGACTCTACTTTTCCAGATTTGAGTGAAAGGTGCATCAGTGGGAGCCCAACTAAAAGTAGTCAGGTAGGAAGTCCTGTTCGCAATACTTGATATCACCATTTCATCATCCTGAATTCCGCCCACTCCTGGATCCACAGTCAATTCCTGCTTTGGATCAAGAGTAAGACGAAGCGTAGTGTCAAATCCTATAACCTGAGAACCATTCTGAAAAGGTTGATTTTTCACAACCATAGGTTCATCAATAATGGAAGGCTTTGACCATCCGTAGTGAGCTGCTATTCCCTCTAAACCCCCAAAAATCATTGAACTTGCCTTAGCAAGATGTGAAATAGGGGGTATGGCAGTCAGCCAGTTCGAAACTTTGACTGCTCTCGAGGCAATGCGCTCCAAAGGTCCTGTCTCTCTCTCATCAAGATCTCCAGATTGCGTGGTAATAGCCAACTGCGTGCCGGTGGGCACGCCCAGCTCAACATCTGTCATCCACGCATAAATCTGAACACGTACTTCAGAAGGCGTCAAAGACGTCGACTGAATGTTGTTTAGTGTTGTAATAAAGAGACTACCAGCGTTCTCTAAATCTTCAAAAGATGTCACATCCGAAATGACAAGGCTACTTGAATTGTAAAGACGATAAGCTGGTTTGGGACTTATGAACGGGAACTCCATTTCAACAGGCTGGTTAGCCTTTATGTCAAGAGTGATGGCTCCTGGTGACTGGCTCAGATAATTCCACAAAAGTGGTCTCATCGTACTGAAAGATAACGTAGAAGCCAGCAAGGTCGTCAGAGCGTCATTGCGAAGTGGGTAGGGTTGGTATGAAAACAAAACTCGTCCGTAATGAAACGGTGACCCAGATATCGCTATGCGGACATGCATCTTCCCGCGCATATATGTGTAATTGCGTAGTTTAGCACGTACTGATGGATCCAGCGTATATAAGTCCCAAACAGGTACACTGGTTTGCAAGTACGTGCCAACTAGAAGACTTGCGTTATACACTTCAACAGGTCTGCGGAAAAAATCATCAAGACCAAGTTGAGTCTGCGACAGTAAGGGATAAGAAGAGGATCCTGCGGGGCGATCCACCGTAGTGTCTCCGCCGTAATCTTCAATATTTTCCACCTTCTCATCCATGTCAGAACGTAAGACTCCGCTATTGAGATCTCCAGATTGAGTAGAAACCCCAAGACCAGGGAAGAAGCGTCTTCTCTGCAAGGTAGCGGCAAGATCGTAGTATCTCTCAATAGCGTGTTTGTACTCCAGGGGAACTCTCTCAGTTGGATCTCTCAGGACACGCACAAAATCACGATCTGATCGAAACACTCTCGCAAAGGAAGGATGTTGTTGTATGTAGGCATCAAGCTCCTTCATTTCTTGTGCCATTTCTTGTTCTTCTAAACTCGCAAGTCGGTTGATTGAGGAAAACGTGTGAGTTGACTTGGTCTCACCGTCACCTTCCACATCGTCACTGTGAGTGACCACGTCTAAAGAGACGTCAGACTCCCCAGCCATAGGTTCCCAAACGTGTGGTGATTCGGGTTCCAGTCTATCTGGTAGAGTTACGCGGTGGATAATGTCCTCTAAAGAGAAAACATATTTCACCGCATGTGATGCTGAAATGCCATACTCAATATCAAGTGCCGTAATCATCGTGGATCTAAACTTGGCATGCAAATCTGGTCGGAAAAACGCAAATTCAAATACCATTGACGACACTGCACCAAGCATTTGTTCAGACTCAGTGACACTCCGCGAAGGTAAAACCCAATAAAGGGACTTCACGAAGGTTTCAGCAGGAAGAGGAGCCACATACATACCAAAATCATCGGAGTACACAAACCTCCGCTTAAGAAAAGTGGCCTCATCCATACTGATAAACTCGTTCTCAACTGCTCCCTTCGATGCTGTAGTAAATGTCATTCCATAGTATTTCTCGACAAATCGGGAATAACTAACAGCATTAAACTCTGGAACACGAGACGAGACAAGGACGTCATCTCCATAAGTGAGCGGTAACATGAAATCGAAGAACTCACTCGCGGGTCTTCCCAATCCTTGGACCCAGTAATACATCAGCAAGATAACTCCTCGTAGGGAATTGTCCTCTGCCGTGGCATATTTACCCGAAGGTTGTAAAGCCGGAACACAAAAGACATCCCCGAGAATTTCAACGCAAGGAAACAGGGAATCAGTGAGAATCCCTCGAGTTACTGCAAGAGCATCGTCGTTGTAACCAAAATGTTTCAAAACTTCGTATACAATCCTGCATGCAGCATCTCCAACACCATTTGGCATCCTTAGGTCGAAACCTCCATAGTCGCCTTCTATGATGTCGGGAGAGAAATCCTTCATCTGGTGATAGATCCGATCCGCGTCCTTGTGCATGTTGACACCAACGGCCGTGCCGAAAACATGACCGAATCGAACCATGAGTGAATAGAGGGGACTGAGGAACATTCTTGAAAGGATGAGACCATCTAGAGGACTAGCATAAAAAACACGAGTCTTTCCAGTTCTTGCTTTCTCAATGAGTCGAGGCTCGTCCTTCAAGCATCCTTTGTAAACGATGCGGCATGATCGTCCCTCCAGGTATCGCTCTATCATCTTTCCACAGCGACACAACAACTCGTCATTGGGAACTCGACGCGCGTCCTCAACAACAGGGAGATAATCCGCTTTAATCCCTTTCAATCCAAAACCCGCAGATGTACTCACGTTGATACGTCGAATGAAAGGATCGTGATCCACTCCGTTGATCGCCTCATCCATGGTTAGAGGACTGAGGGCAGTAATTCCCTCTGCTTCCAAACCTTGAATGATGCGACTAGTGAAGGCTGCAATAATCTCCCTAATCGCAGGGGTTTCAAAACTTCTTCTATCTACAGCCATCTTCCTGAAAGCAATATTGAAGGGATTCACGTATTCACCATCAATCGTGCGAGGTCTCATCATGGGGGGTGCATATCTGGCATATTCCGTCTCTCCAACTTCATTTTGGAAAAAACCTTCAACGTATTCCGCCAAGCGAGATTTTCTGAGATTCGATTGAGACGGAAGTATCACCTTCCCGGGTAACTTGCCAAAGTATGTGATCGGGCCGATATCTTCGAAACGTACCAATGACTTCCGTCCCGGTTCCTCAAATTCGACATCATCAAGACTCTGGCTCTGTATCGAGAAGACAGCAATCTCTTGCAACTTGCTGATGGCATCGGCAAGATCATCTCTCATGATAATTGCACCGTATCCATTACCTTTTCCACCAGCAAAATGAAATCCAGCGATGCAAGCCCCACGGCCATGCTCCATCACAATGGGAATTCCGCACATTCCTGGTCCCGTTTCCGTAGTGTATTCAATATATCGCGGGACAGATACACGGTCCAGATACTTGTCTGAAACTGTGATTTTACAGTCATGTGTGGTTATCATAACTGGCCGGGTACTGAAAAAACCTGGAACTTGCTTCTCCGAGAAAGAGGGGATGAAGTGTTTGGAAATGTCTCTGAACTGGATCCCTTGACAGGATGCTAAAAGAACATCATCAGTGACACGAACACAGCTATCCCGATGCAAGGTTAATTCGACATATCCGCTACCATTTGAGTTGCTGTTGGTCCCTGTGGAAATCTTCATAAAAACCTTGTCCTTCCCTTTCAGTGAATGTTCGTTGATCAGAAAGAAATTTCCAGAAACTCCAATGATGTGGGTGATGCTCTGAATACCGTCTATAAAGAGAGAACAGACACGAGTAGCTCTTTGCGCCATTCTAGAAAGAGAATGAGCATCTCCAGTATGAACGGGCTGAACGAATTTTTCTTCATTCCTGGTCATAGCATTCCAATGAGAATCTCCCCGAAATGTGGGAATGCGATGAACCGTGGCTCCTGCATCAAATCGTTCTACAATGGGGTGCTCATCAAGAGCCATCTTGCTCATAGCACCTCCTTGAGTCTCCGCTCCGTACCAGAACCTTCGCACACGTTCATTGTTCTTGACCTTTTTGATAGCTATATAAGCAGCTACACCAGCCGCCAAAATAGCGAGAGTCCTCGTAATACATGAATCAACGATGAATTCATTCAAAATCTCTCCTGTGAACAAAGAACGTAGTGAACGTCCAAATCTCTTCCTGCGCGATGAGAACTTGTAGTGTTGCCTATCCAACCACGAGCCAATGGCATAGCTGAACAGTTTCCGCTCATTCAAACAACTTAGCAAACACACACAGAAAAAGAAAGACGGAAGGAACGAACAAACCATAGCGAGAATCACCACAAGAATCCTTGAAAATGTGATCTTGAACCATGATGACCCTTGGCTAGCTCGACATGCCAACTCTATCGAACAACAAAGGATAAACTTCAAAAGAGTGACAAACGTGATCCGTGTCCATTCCCTGAGCTTCGTGAATACATCTGAAAAGTTCCGCCCAATATCGTAGGATTGTGTTTGCAAGACCTTCTCGTCATCCATGTTCCCATCATTTTCATCACCACGCAGTATACCATCAAAGACAGGGCGTTGATCATCCTCACCTTTCCGGTCATCATCCCCATAAATGGGAGTAATGTTTTCCAGCTGATCCGAAACTCTCTGGTCACTTTCAAGAGTCTTCACAATGTGATCACGCAAAAAACATGAGACATCTGCCAAAGACGCGTTCGTGAGAAGAATCCGCTTGATGTTTCCGGAGTAGGTATGAACCTTAAAACTGTATTTGTCAAGAATGTGTCTGTCTGACTGCAAGGATTTTGAAACATCAATCTCGTGGCTATCCGCAAGCGTAAATTCAGGAAGAACCGTAGGTTCAATGAAAATAAACCTCCTTCTGTATGCTCCCGGACAATGGTATAACTCGTCAGCGTGCAGAGTCTCATTATTGGTATCAGCAATGACCATCTCGGGTATAGCGTATGTGTTTCCTTTCCCTGAAAAAGCCATATCAACAAGGAATGCGTTGCTATCAACCAACTCAATGAACTCTTCCAACTGAGAGTCTCCTGTTCTCATAGTCATATTCTTTGACTTGCGTGCCAATTCGGCATAATGGATAACAGGGTGAGAGTAGGGCATGTAGCCTTCCCAATACTGGGAGGTGGTGACACGTCTGTATATCTCTGATGGATGGAACTTTCGTCCCCGCACTTCTGCGTTGATTGACGCAAAATAATTCAGTAGACGTGATTTTCCAATCCCCGATGGTCCATGAACACACAACGCAATAGGAGTCGGCCGTGTTTGCCCTGCCATTTCAGACTTTTTCGATGCCAAATGAAATCTGGCTTCGACGAGCAGGGACTTAACCATCGCCGTACGAGACTTGAATGGATTCATGGTCTTGAGTGCTTTTTCGAGAAACGATATATGATCAGAAACTGTGCGAATAAACTCGCGTAAGCAAACATAACCCTCAGTAGGTAAACCTGTAAACGTCATATCTTTATAACGCAACATTTCCCTCAAACCGT